GCGGTTCTTAAAACATAATCAGAATTGGTAAGTTGACTTGAGTAGTGTAAAGCATCTCTAATATCTTTTTCAATCAGACCCCATACATTATCAAGTTCTTTGATAGGTATTCTAACTAATTCCATAAATACACTAATAAAATAGCATTGTTAAGCACTTTTTTCATCAAATATCTCTAAGTAGCTTATCATACCCTCTATTTTATTAGCTGTGGCTACTTGTATTTTAACTATATCCCCACTCTCTAAAACTAAAGGTGCAACTACACCATTGTCTGTAGTATCAGCAGCTAGATCCTTATGGTAAATTTTATATGTAGCACTAGCTGAAGAATCAGTTACAGATATTTCTGTTTGTATTGCTGAAGCATCATCATTGTTTAATTGTATGCTTTTTATGATAGCAGTTCTATCTGTAGGAACTGTATAAACAGTTGTTAAGTTTGTTGTGGTTAAATTAAACCCTGTGTTTTTATATACATTAGCCATAGTAATTAAGAGGGATAGGCAAGGTGGTTAGGTGGTATTGCCTACCCCAGTTTGTATTCTATCACTTTTTAAACCAAGCTGGTAGTCCTAAATGCTTTCTTCTATCATAAATGTTTTGATTTGCATTTTTAGACTTTTGATTGTTATAGTGTAGAAAAACTTGACAGCAGTCGTTACCTTGAAATTCCTCTCTCCAATGTTCTAGTTCCATACCTCTATAGACTAGCATATCACCAGGTTTCAAAACGACTCTAGTTCCTTTGTTATTGCTTGATACTGTAATTTTTTTACCATCAGGAATACCTACATTTTTTTTAGGTTCTAAATATATTGGCCACAAATCACCACCTAAATTCAATGTTGTAGATATTTCACAACTAAATCTATCTTTGTGTCTGTGCAGCACATCTCCTGTTTTATATATTCTTGCATAAGAATAAGTTGGATTTAATTTTAATCCTGTTTTCTTTTCCATAATAGGTAAAGTTCTCATCAATAAAGTTTCCATAGCTATATCTGCATAATGCGAATATGTATTTGGAACTTGTTGATCAGCCCAAGTACCCCATTCTTCTGTAAAATTAGAAATGTATCTTTCATCAAACAAAGTTCTTGCAACTTGTCTTTTAAGTAAGAAATAATTGTAAACAAATGTAGCTATATCTTTTGGTACAGCTTCTTTAATGACACAATATTTATTTTTTTGGAAGCTCATTATTGTTACTCCTTTCTTTTGATATTGCTGTTTCAACAACTTTAATATTCCAATGTATAAATCTAAATGGTTCTATTCCTGCATCTACTGCAAATTGATGTGGAACATAACCTGGAAATACAATCATAGTTCCTGGCTTTGGTTTATAATGTATTTGATTACTACCTAATGTAATTTTTGATTGATCTTTCATAAATAACTTAGTCATCTCTGCACCAGGTCTTGGATCATGAAATATTGGATAAGATGTTTTCTCACTACATTTTAAAAAATAAAATCCTGATACATGTTGATTCCAATGAACATGTGTATCATGATGACCACCACCTTTTTCACTAAACTCTTGTACCCAAAATTCTGTAAAGTGTAAGCTATGGTTTTGTAAATTAAATCCTTGCCAATCTAAAAACTCATAAGACCTTTGACCAATAAATTCTACTAAGTCTTTTATTTTAGGATCGTTAGAAAAACTCTCACTATGTTTTGATAAACCAAATGTGCCTATATCTTTTTTCCATTTAGGTTCATTCTTTAACTTATCTTTTAAAAGTTTTTCTGCTTTCTTAATATATTTATCTGTTACTTTAGTTGCGTTCTTCAAAAACATGGGTGCTTCTGCAATCCATATTGGTGTTTGAAAATAAAATGCAGACTTAAAATCTACATGACCTTTTGGTTTACTACTTCCGCCTTGTATCATATTATCTAAAAGGATAGCCAAGATTCCATATTACTAAGCTATGCCTTACTCCTTTGGTTACTGGTTTAACTCTATGCCATACAAAGCTAGGAAATACCACTAAAGAACCTTTTGGTAATATTTCAGTACAAGCTCTGATATTTGGTTTTTTATCAGGGTCTAAGTTTCTGAAATCAAACTCTAGTTCTCCACCTTTGTATTCTTTTGGGTCTGTCAAACTAACTGTTACAGATAGTTTTCTTATCTTACCTTTTGTTGGACCTTCTTCTACATAAGGTTTATCCCAACTATCACAATGCCAATCATAATACTGACCTTTTTTATATATTGTGAACTGACAAGATTCTGACCAATCCCAATCAAAGTTCCAACCTGCATTTCTATTTGCTTGATGCACATAAGGTTGAATTTCTTTGTATATCCATCTATCGTTCATCCAAACAATATTTGAATCTCTTTTCTTTTGTAAATCTTTAATTTCCTCTTTGCTAAGAGGTTGTTTATTTAAATCTCTATCTCTACCATAACCCCCTGTGATAGCCATAATCTCTCTGTTCTTTTCTGCTTTACCATATTGTACAATCATATCGCAAATTCTTGGTGGTATTGCAGATTGAAAGTACCAAAAGTAATTAGATATATTCATAATTTATAGTTAAAAAAATATTTAACTTGTTAGCTTTATTTTCAGTAATAAAATATTTTTGTGTAGCAGGGAACATATAGAAATGATTATTTTTTAAGGGTAAATGCCATGTTCTATTTTTTCTTCTATTATCATCATATTCAATAATCAATTCACAAGAATCTTCCTCACAATCTACAACATATACTAATGTGTAATCAGGTGAGTTTCTTAAATCTACAGGTTCTATTTGATGTCTTAAATATGATTGTTCTTTAGGATGCAACACACTTCCATGTGATGATCTTTCAACTAAAGTAAATCCATGTTCTACTCTAATGTGATCTCTTAAATAGTCTTTCAACCATTGTACAGGTTGTGAAAAAGGAACTTCATAATCCTTAAAAGAATATGCTTTTGGATTATTGTTGATTGTAACTTTGTCTATGTAGGAATTTAAAATATCGTTTTTAATTTTTTCTCTGTCTATCTCAAAACCTTTCGGCATATCAACAGAACCATGAATTAAACTAATCTCCGACAGTACCACCTTCTGCATAAATTAAGCTAAGCTATTTTCTATATCCCAAGATTGACTAGACTCATTCCAGTTGTATGACCATCTGTGAGTTCCAGCTTCGTTTTGTGAAGTTTGTTCTGCTGTTAAAGCAGGAGCATCACCTGCTGGTGACTGCCATCTTGCTTCTGCAACATTTAAAGTCCAACTAGCATAAGGTTTCTTACCAATGAAAATATCGTTATCTTCATCATAAGTCATACCTATTCCTGCGTAATTACCTCTTAAAGGTGTTCCGCCTAATTTGTGTTGTCCGCCTTGTGTATTGTAAGATGTTTTTTTCCAAAGAGGCCAACTATGTATTCTTTCCAAAAACTGTCTGCCTACTTCTTCATCTTCAACACCATCAGCATTTTGACAATCAGAATCAGCTACAACATGAACTGCTATAACTTTATTGTTTGCTCCTAGTTTTGCGTAATGTGCCATAATGTTCTCCTTATATGTTAATTTTTAATTTATTTCAACTATTGAAATTTGTATCTTATTATTACTACTCCTGAACCTCCTGTACCTCCATCTGAAGCAGATGTTCCTGAGTCACCTCCACCTCCACCTCCACCTGTGTTTGCTGTTCCTGATCCTGCGGCAGGATTAGATGGAAATTTTCCACCGACACCTCCACCACCAGATCCACCAGCACCATTAGTTCCTGAATTTCCACTTGCACCACCACCTCCACCACCTCTTGTAACTGGTGAAGCTGAAATACAAGATGCTAGTCCTGCACCTCCTGCTCCTGAAACTCTTGGTGATGCTCCACATGCTGAACCTGATCCACCTACAGCACCTGCTCCACCTCCACCTCCTGATGGATAAGCACCTGGAGGTCCTGGTTCAATACCACCAGCACCACCATTATTTCCTTGTGGTGGACTGACTGGAGGAGTATTACCTGCTCCTGCTTGACCTCTGTTTGGAGCTGCAGCTGTACAATCAAAACTACCGCCTCCACCACCTGATCCTCCTGTTAATCCTGTAGAACAACCTGGCGCACCTGAAAAAGTTCCACCACCTCCTCCACCTGTGCTTGTAATCGCACTAAAAATTGAATTTGTTCCTGAAGTTCCTCTTGCGGTATTTGTTGTTCCACCAGCCCCACCGCCACCTACTGTAACTGGATACCCTTGAACTGATACTGGTATAGCCGTAGCTCCTAAAGGTGATGGACCAGCAGAGTAACATCCTGAAGCTGTACCATCTGAAAATCTATAACCACCAGCTCCACCTCCTCCGCCAACATTACCACCTCCACCGCCTCCACCTCCAACTACTAAATAATCTACTGTGTTAGATCCTGTTTCGTTACCTGCAGCAGAAACGGAAAAAGTTGAATCACTATTAAAAGTGTGTATTTTAAAATTACCAGATGTGGTAATTGTACCACCTGTAGCTACTATAAATTCAGGAGATAAATTAATATCACTTATGTTAGAAGTCTCTGTATTTTTCCATCCTTCAGTGCCATCTACATAAACTAATGTAATACCTGAATCTGATTTGTTTATTGTTAGACAAGAAGCAGATCCATTTATATTAGAACCATTTCTTCCTATTGTAATATTATTTGAGGCTGACGTTCCTGCATAATCAACTATTGCAACTATATCACCAGCACTAGGACTTGCAGGTAAAGTTACAGTTACTGCACCGCTAGTCGTATTAACAAAATACCCTTTACCACTTTCTGAAGTAAAAGGTGAAGTCTTGGCAGTCGTACACCAGTCAACTGTTCCTGTTCTACCAAATCCACTTTGTGTAGCACCACAAGCTAAAGTTACTGCTGTGCCTGGTCCACCTAATTCTAGTGTGCTTCCTGTTCTTTTATCTATTTTATTTACTTTAACTGTACTCATAATTTAATTCCTATCTAGCTTTATACCTAATTACGACTATACCTGAACCACCTTGTCCTCCACAATCTCCATTAGTTGTGTTTCCTGCTCCACCACCTCCACCTGTGTTAGCTGTTCCATTTGTTCCAGAAGATCCTGGAGGTCCTCCAGCAGCTCCACCACCACCTGCACCACCTGTTCCAGCTTTACAAACTTGACCTTGACCACCACCACCGCCAGAAAATGTAGTATCTGATCCTGTAATATTAGTTGGAGTTCCTGCTCCACCTGGACCACCCTGTTGAGGTGATGCTCCTGCTGTTCCTGCTGCGGCTGCACCTCCGCCTCCTCCACCTGCTCTGTTACCACCTACTGATTGACCATGACCTCCATTATTTCCTTGTGCTGGTGAAACTGGAGGTGTATTTCCATTTCCTGCTGCAGGATTATTTTCTCCATCTCCTCCACCACCTGAACCGCCAGGTGCTCCTACATAAGGTGCACCAGTTTGTGTTCCTGTTGCTG